TTTATACTAAGTATGAATCAACAGTTGATAGAAACCATAGAGGAAATCCAAACAGAGATCAAATATTAGAGTTTTTGAAAAATGATAGCAAGTTTATTGATACATGAAATAGCTATAATAACAGAGAATTCAAAAGAATTCCTGATATTATAAGATCTGAATATCCGAATAAACTAAATCATAAAGTTCAATCCGTAGAGACGATTCAAGAAACTTCAGATGTTTATTGTATGACTGTAGTTGGGCTTGATGGTGACAGAAATAGGCATAATTTTGCTGTTTGCGGAAAAGATAAAAATGGAAATCCAACTCTTGATAGTGGTATTTTTGTTAAAAATTGTAAGTATGGAGATTCATTCTTCATGAATCATATTGATGCAAAAGAAGGTATTAAGAAACTCGTAGCCGTTCCTGTTGAACATGTTGAAAGAGAAGTTGGTTTTGATGATAAGAATCCATTTGCATATAGATTTAGAGTTTATGGAATGGGACAGGAAACATTAGAACCATATGAAGTAGCTCATTTTAAATTGAAGTCATCGGTAGATTTTCAGGAATATGGTAGATCTGTTCTTGAAAATGGTAGAAGAATTTGAAGACAATTGATTACCATTGAAGACAGTATGATTATTTATCGCCTTGTTCGCGCTCCACAAAGAAGAATTTTTTATTTTGATGTTGGAAACATTAGATCAGATCAAGTGGAAGCGGCTGTTAATAAATTTGCAAATACATTTAAAAAAGATAGAATTTATGATGATCAAGGAAATGTTGATTATAGATTGTCACTGATGTCTGTAGAAGAGGATTTCATATTGCCAAAGAGAGGAGCTGCTGATGGTAACAAGATTGAAACATTGGATTCTCTTGAATGGTCGGCAATCGATGATGTTGAGTACATCCATCAAAAATTCATAACTTCATTAGGAGTTCCAAACTCTTATTTGGGATATGAAGAAGCTTTAAATAGCAAAGCAACATTGGGAAACGAAGACATCAGATATGCAAAATATGTAGAAAGAATTCAGCAAGCATTCATCAAGACTCTTGAAGAGTTAATGATGATTCATTTGTATATTAAGGGATATAAAACTCACGACATTGCAGATGTGAAGATTGAATTAACAAATCCATCCCATATTAATGAATTGCAAGAGCTTGAAATATTCCAAGCAAGATTGAATGCCGAAAGAGACGCAAGAGCAGACAAGTCATTCTCAAATTATTGAGTTAAGAAAAATATTTGAAAAATGACAGACGAAGAGATCGAAGAAGAAGAAATTCAATTGACAAGAGACAGTTTGAGAAACTTCATATTTGCTCAAGGAGAACAAGGTGTTCTGTTGACCATGAAGGATGTTCTTGACTATAACACAGCAGAAGCTCAAGCTGCAAAGGAAACTGCTGCTGCCAGCCCCGGCAGAGACATGGGAGGTTTTGGCGGAGCAGGAGGTCTTCCCGGTCTTGGAGGAGAGGGAATGGAAGACATGGGAATGGGATCAGAAGATCTTCCGCCAATGGGCGAAGAGGGATTGGAAGGAGGAATAGAACCGCCAGAAGCACTAGAATCTCCAGAAGACATAGAAAACGACATGAATAATAATGAATAATATTTTAAATGAAATAGTATGATCTGATATTCATTCTCCGAACTTTAAAAATTTTCGAAAGAAATATTTGAAGACAATTAAAGATGGATCTGGATATAGTCTCTATGTCAATTTTACGAATCATGGTGGATTTGACACATTGGCTAGAAGTTACAATCCAAATTCATCACATAGTGATCCGGTTGGCGTTTATGCATATCCATTGAGGTATGTTGTCAATTATCCAGCAGATATTTGATATGGTTCTAGAGCCAAATATCTAAGAGTTCTTAAAATTTTAGCTCCGTATAATAAAGTTTTAAATTTATCAAATTTAACTTACAACAATGCAATCAATATACTTCAAAAGATGGGAATGCAAAATTGTGATAGATTGATGGAAATAGCAAAAAAATTATATGATAAAAAAAATATTGGATCTGCATTTTTTGCAGTGGTTCAACTTAAAATAGAAAATGTTCCATATAAAAGATCATACAAATGATCTTATGATTTAAGAAATGAAGTAGAAATGAGAACAGGGCAAGAACAAGCAGCTTTACTTAAAAGAGCTGGATTTTGAGTGGTAGAAGATGAAGCAAAAAGTGCAAATGTAGCTGCCATTAATCAAAGAGAACCAAAACAAATATGTTTTTTGGTTCCGCAAGCGTTTAGGGTCATTGAAGTGTATAATTTAACTGGAAAAGGTTTGGAAAATATGGCAACTAATCAAATACAAAGATTCCAACAAAGAAAGATTGCAAGTTTAATTGCCAACTTGCTAAATGATCAATTGTCTGGAGAATCTGAGCTTTCAAAATTTTGAACAAAAAAAGGAAGAAGAATAGATGTAGAAGCTCTCATTGATACTGAAGCCGCAAAAGAAAGGGGCTATAGAATAGGATTCAAGAAACACAAAGGGAGCAAATTACATGACTTTCATAAAATTAATATAACGATTTCATGTGAATGAGGAAATTTTTGATATACAATAGACAAAAATGAATCGATCAAAGATGGAATTGCCGACATAATTCATGATCTGATAAATCAATCTAAAAAAGAGCCAATGAAGGATTGGACACCAGAAACAAAGTCTAGTTTTAAAGAGAAAGAAATAAAGGCTCGTATGGTTTGATATAAGTCGCAGGAAAAGAAAGTCATAGAGGGTGAAAAAAATCAAAATTCTATCATTAATGATCTTAATGAAATAGCAAATATATTGAACACAAATGGATATGATACTGAAGAATCATTTACATACAAGAAAGACATCGCATATGCTGTAAATATATTAAGATTGATTGTAAAAAGCATGGGAATTCCCCAAGAAGCTCCAAGAGTGAATGTTTCTTATGAGTATTCTTATGAAAACAATCCAAAATTGTGATATCCAAGATTAAAAAATATTATAGAAAAATCATTTGAAAAAATAAATATAGATCAATTTAAATACAATTTTCCATGAATGGGAGATAGTACATTTTCAAATGGTGCTTGATGACTGTCGGCATTGAAAAATAAATTAAAGGAATTGTAATCCAATGCAATTAATAAATGAAGATTTTGAAAGCAAGTTTGAATATCTAACTCCGGCAATATTAAAAGCGATAAGAAAAAAAATTGAATTTGATCCAATTGGTGATCTTACAACTAGTGAAAAAAAAGAATATGAACAATTAGTTTTAGATTTTGTCAAAACATTTTTAAAAGAAGCAGATCCTACTCCAAAAAATAAATTTTATGTTTATTTGTGAAATTTTATGAGAAAAGAATTATTTCCAAATTTCCATCTTTACTCACTTAAAAACGAATTGTGAAAAAAGAATTTTTTTAAAGACCAAGTTCCAAGAATAAAAGAAATTCTTTCAAGCTTGGCTTTGGTTATGGAAAAATCTGATTTTAAAAAAGAATATCCAGACATCTTGACAAAAAGTCCATGACAGATTTTAAATACTATTGAAGAATTTGGTGGAATTGTTAAGCAAAAAGATACAATCAAAAAATTATCAAAAGATCCAGCAAAACATGTCAATTATGGAGAATACACTTTGTTTTTGTTGGACAATGTAGAAGATCTCGTGGCAATGAGCTTTAAGACCGGATGATGTACGAATCAAAAATCACAAGCAACAAGATATACGACCAGAACGAGAACGAAGATCGAGAACAATAAAAAAAAATATGAAAATGTCGAAGATGTTAAAAATGAAATTATTAAAAATTTAATTTCAAAAATAGAATTAAACCTAGATAATTTTGCACAAAAAAGCAAATATTGAGATAAATATTTAAAATGAATAACACAAAATAAAGATGTTGCATTGAATATTGTAAGGTCTGAAGTTGATGATTCGGAACAAAATTTTGAATTACAAATACTCAAAAGGGGTGTAAAAATATGATCAAGTTTTCGTTCAAAAAATATTAATAAAAAGACATTTAGTATTGATTATTTGAATGAATTGATAAAAAACAATAATGATACATATTTTTTGATTTTTGCGTATGCTGGATTGGGTAGTTGACTGACCAGACAATGAGCATTTCTTATTGTTCAAGATTTTGCAAAAAAACATGAAGATAAAATAAATAAAATTTCAAACAATAAATACCAAATGCATTCAAAAGCACGAGAGTTTGTTCCAAACGATCAATTATTTATGTTGTATGATAGAGAAAATCCTGTATTTTTAATAGATCCATATACTGGACAATTCAGACAAAAGCTCAATAGAGATTGAAGACCAAATTCTATGATTAAACTTTTGCAGGAAATGTTTGCAAAAATGTATGATCAAATAAATTCTGTAACCCTAAAAAGCTTTATTAATAAGGCTAGTCTGCCAGAAGATGAACTTGAGGCATATTTTGGCACTAGTAGAGATGAATGAAATTGTGTTGCTTTGTTGATTCCTCAATTGTGACCAGCGGTAAAGAATAAAATAGGAAAAGATGAACCAGAGGTTCTTGAGATGAGAATGTCAGTGATTTCAGATAAAAAATTTGTAAATGATTTTTTCAAAAATAGTTTAAAATTATATTATAATAGAAATTCGCATCGAAAAACACAAGAAGATCTTTTTGGAGAAATAGATTATGCAAAAAACATGGATTTGAACGAACTATATGATTGATGATTTCAAAATTACGAAAAGAGATATACTCCTCTTGAAGAAAAAATTTTAAATGAAAAGAATTTTTTTATTCTCAAGATTTATTTAGAAGCACTTTATGAAAAAACACAAGAGAGAATTCCAGAATTTGAAGAAATTTTAAAAAAGAATGGCAAGTATCCCTTGAGAATAATGAATATAGATCCAAACGAGGAGGAGGATATAAATAAAAATCAATATCTTTTAAATTTGAATGTGAACGAAGAAGGATATTTAAATTTGGAAAAAGAATTGCTGAACAATATAAAAGAATCTTTGGAATATGTTAGATCAATAAATAGCAGAATTCCATTGTTTGAAAAATTTTATAAAACAAACATTGAATTTGTAAATGAATATTGCAAAATATTCGATTCTTTAAAAACTTTAAACTTGAATAAGTTTGAAACAAGTTCATCTAATGATTTTAAAAATGCAATTGTAATCAGTGAAAATCAAATGAATGAATTATGTAAATTGTATAATTATGATAAGCAACATTTAATTATGGAAATCAAGAATCGTGGATATGATGGAATCTTTATAGGAAAAAATATCATAGATCTTAGAAATGATTCTATTTTCAAAAAATTTTCAAAGTTGAATGAAGATAATTTTGATGAATATCAAATTAAAATGCATGACAATCTTTGTGAAAAATTGTGAGAAAATAAATCATTGAAGAAGAATGTAAGAGTTGCTTTGCTTAAGATTGCAAAGAAATTCTTAGAATCTTTGGATATAGAAGAAACAATTTACATAAAAGACATCACATTTACTGGATCATTGGTAAATTACAACTACACAGATTATTCAGATATAGATCTACATATTATTGTTGATGTAAAGGGAGACAATACCCTTAAGCAATTGCTTCAATCTAAGAAGACGATATGAAATTCCAAGCATGACATAGAAATATATGGACATGATGTTGAAGTATATCCACAGCCGAGTGATCTAGAGCATTTTTCAAGCGGAGTTTATTCATTATTGAAAAATGAATGAATAAGCGAACCAAAAAGGGATAGAGATGCTATAGATATGGATTTGGTGAACGAAAAGGTTCAAAATTGAATTGATTTAATAGAAGGAGCAGTGGAGAGCAATCAAATGAGTGATGTTGATGATAAAATAAGCAATGCAAGACAGGCTGGACTGGAGAAGGGTGGAGAATATTCCATAGAAAATCTTGCTTTTAAAGTTTTAAGAAATATGGGCTATATTGACAAGATGAAAGACGAAAAGACATCTCAAACAGATGAAGAACTTAGCATTGTTGAAAAGAGATTAAACTCATTGCTTGAAAGAAGAGGAAGTCCAAAAGGAAGAAGAAAGACCAATCAACCTTCTTATAGAGAAATGCAAAAGGATCTTGAAGAGAAAGGAACCGAAGATATATTCGCAGAACCTCAAGAAACGGAAACTAGCGAATGAAGAAACAAAGAACTTGCCGGTGATGCTCTTGAAGATGCTCCATCGCAAGAACAGACAGAAGAAAAACCAACAGAAGTAGATCCGAAAGGAATTCAAAAAGATCCAGAACCGGAAGAAATTCAAGCAAAAATAAAGAAATTATTGATGCCAGACATAGATAAGTTGGCAAAGTTTTTAACTTTTGGAAGTTCAGAATATAAAAAAGCAGCAGAAAGAATTTGAGAACCTATTTTATTTTCTTTAAATGTTTCTATTGGTAAAGAAAAAAAAGTAAAAAGAGAAGCTTTTGGTGTTGATGCCCCTATGTTAAAGGGATTGGCTGATATTGTAGGACTTTCCATCAAACCACTTACAAACGCATTGGCAGATTTATTTAATAATATATGAAATAAAATACTTGAAAAATTAAAAAGTTCTTCTGATAGGAGGATTATTACAAAGACTATAAAGATTTTAAAAGAATCAAAAAAGAATGCAAGACAAACATTTGAGGAATTAAGTGTAAAAGCAAGAGAAGAATTCACAAATGTTGGCAAGCAGGATGAATATCATCAAGCGTTTGAAAAAATAGATACCATGATCACTGCTTGAGAATATAATGTTGAAAAAAGAATATCAGAATTAGAAAATAAATCTGAAGATGAAATGATTAATGTTCCGTTTGGAAAAGAAGGAATTGAATCAGCAGGAGAAGATGCTAGAATTAGATGAATTGCGTTGAGGGCCTCATTCGATAGAGCAAAAGGTAATATTGATCCTCAAGCTCAAAGAAGTATTGAAAGAGATATATTTAACATTGAAAGAGAGGCTGAAAAAATGGGTATTGATTTGAATGATAGATGATCATATCATAGAAGCGCATCCAGATTCATTCGTATGTTTAATAAGGTTAAACAAAAAATTAATCAAGAAACACAAAGACCAAAAGAATAAATAATCAATGAGACAAAATAAACTATATAATTAGTAAGTACAGAACTACATAGGAGAAATTTAAGATGAGGCATAATAAAAATAGCGATGTATTCTTGATTTATAATAATTTATTAAGATTGATATCTAAATCCATCGTTTTTGAAAATAAGAATAATAAAAGAGATGCTTCTGTTGCAAAAACGCTTATTATTAAATATTTTTCTAGACCCAATCTAAAGGAATATTTAAAAGCGGCAAATGTCATAAAAGAATGAAAGCTTGGAAAAGATGAAAAAGATGCCGCTTCAATCATGCTTCAGGAAATTAGAGACTATGTAAGAGAAAACATAAACTTGGAACAATATAAAAAGGACAAGATTGATTTCATATCTGAAGTTAAAAAGATATGAAATCTAGATATTCTTTTGGCTACACAGTTTGACAATTATAAATCTATTGTATCCACTCACCTATTTCTAGAAGATTGCCTATCAAAAGATAAAAATCCGCAAAGAATCGAAGATAGAATCAGAATCAAGAACTATCTTGTTGAAGAAATTACCAAGGATAGACCAATATTAGAAAATCTTAATGAGATGAAGATTATATTGGAAAGCAACAAGGTAGATGATTATTTGATGTCAATCATGGAGAAAAAATTTTTAGAAGAAGTCGATGGTATTGAAGACGAAGATCAAAAAATCGTAATAGAGCAGTATGTTTTTCATAATGATACAGATGAATATATAAAATGGCTTAAGGGTAAGTTAATAACTGTAGTAAATGAAATAAAGGAAAATCAAAAGAAATCTAATAATTTCAATAATGAAGTATACGAAATAGTTAATAATTTGTTTGAATCTGCAAAAAAAATCAATTATGAAAATTATGTTGACATAACAAAAAAATTATTATATGCAATAGAGCTTAATAAAAATATAATATAAGGTGTGCAACAATGGGCCTAGATTTTGAACACAAAGACGATCATTTGCCATCTATACTAACAAAAGATGATTTTATTATTCAATTGTTGATTGGTGAGATGAAATCATTAAAGAGTGGTATGTCTGATATTAAAAAAGAGTTAGATGAACATTGCAAAAAATTTAGCGATTTTCGCATTTCGCTTTCTCCAATATCGAATATAGATATACAATCTTTAAATAAATTACTGGCTATTGATCCAAAAGAAATAACAAAAGCAATAAATTCTACGAATGTTATCAATGCAGTAAACAAGATTATTCTACCTATCCTTGTTACAATTATATTGGGCCTTACTTTTTTAGGACTTAGGGAATATGTTGGACATCATGATCAAAATATTAATATTCCAAGTCCACCGCTTTCAAAAACCCATTTAATAATTGATACAAAGGAAGAAGAATTATGGGATTATATGAAGAGGGTTTAAAAACTATGAATGAAAGAATTGAAAAAATCGAAGAATTGTTAAAGGAAAGAGCAAATACCATATCTTTAGTAAAAATGTTTTTATCTCATATATCAACTCCTGTTGCAATGTTGGATAAGGAATTAAATTTATTATTATGATCTAGAAGATTTGCTCAAGAATTCTTTAAAGAAAACCTTTCAGAATATCAAGGACAACCATTAAGCAAAGTAGCACCATCTGTATATGAAGCATTGGAAAACAAACATATGCTTCATTTATCTTTGGATGGACAAACATTTGAAGGATATTTTGGAATTAATGGTCATAAAAGATTTTTTACTTATACAATAGCTCCATGAGTTCAAGAAGGCTTTGTTGAAGGAGTGATTGTATCTTTTATTAATATAACATCAGAAAAATTATTGCATGATAGATTAAAAATTTATGAATCTAGATTAAATTTATTGTCATCATTAAGTAATGAAGGAATAATATTAATAGATGATGATGACAATATAGCTGGAGTTAATAGTGTTGTTTGTAATACACTAAAATATAAAAAAGAAGATATTGTAAATAAGAAAATATGAGAGCTTGCTGCGAATCCCATTTGAGAAATGGAATCTAAAAATCATGTAGAAAAAAGAAAGGCTGGAGTGTCTGAGGTTTTTGATTTTGTATATAAATGTGGAGATGGAAGCACAAAAATGTGTGAAGTTCGAACTTCTCCATTGATGTCCGATAATGATATATATATAGGGGCAGTTTCCATAATTAATGCAAAGGAAATAGAATAATGACCGTTAGAAAAATGGTTAGAGATATGCTAATAAAGGAATTGCAAATAGCGAATCCTCAAGAAGAAGAACATATCAGAATAGAACTTTATAAAAAATTACAAAGTGTTGCTCCAAGTTTGAAGTTGCGTAGAGATAATTTTGAATTAAGCTTGTCTGAATTGAATATGGTTCTCGCCAATTATGGATACAAATTGGCCTGAGATGAAATTTCAATTCCAATTGTCAAAATAAGAACAGAAACAGAGAATTTTGGGGAAATATAACATGGAAAGACAATTATTGATAGAACATCCGGTTGGAAACATATCCATTCTTAAGAGGCATGATCAACCAATTGAAAATATGATTAAAGAAAATAAATCATTGGCACTCGACTCATTGCCAGAAAGCGTAACGGATGAGTCGATATTAATCAAGGGGCCAGTACAAAGAGCAGATGTTGAAAATAAAAATGGAAGAATTTATCCACAAAATGTATTGGTCAGAGAAGCCAACAGACTAAGTGAAATCATAAACAATGTAGGTGGTGTTCTTGGTGAAATTGACCATCCAGACATTAGCACGGTTCAACTTGGAAGAGTTCCGTTTTGTGTTAGAAAACTATGATGAGAAGGCAAGGATTTGATGGCTATTGCTGAAATTTTAGATCCAACTCATAATCCAAATGCTGGAATTGTTTATTCTATTATCAAGGCTGGATTGCCATTGGGAATATCCTCTAGAGGATTGGGAAGCTTGAATTACATAGATGGCGTCAACATCGTTCAGGAAGATTTTGAAATGGTTTGTTGGGATCTTGTGTCAGATCCATCTACACATTCGGCATATATGAGGAAAATACCTGTTCAGAGAATAAAAGAAGAAGTTGAAAAACCAAAAAAGAAAATAGAAGTTGTTGATAATGTAAATAATATCAATGACATTTTAAATAAAATTAAATGAGTATAAATGATAAGTTCAGAAGTAAAAAAGGTTGTGGATGAATTAACTAGGCTAAAAGGTATTAGTAGTTCATCTGTTTATACAACAGCAAGAGAGCTTGTTTTTGAATTTTTAAAAAATAATGTTCAAGGATTAGAAACTAATGAAAGGTTTGAATTCTTGTATTTATATGGTCAAAAATTAAATGTTAAACTATATGAAATCGTTAACACAATCAATGGAACTGATAAGATTGTAAATAAATGACTTATTTTGTCCCAATCAGTCGCAACATTAAGAAAATTAAAATCAGAATTAACAAAAAATGGTATAACAGAAAATATTATAAAAGAATTTACAAATTTAAAAATTGAAATAATGAACAAAGTTAAGATTTTATATGAAGGAGATACGCTATCCATATTTCCAGATAAAGAAGAGAGAATTAAGGATAGCATAGATAAAATAGTTGACTTGTTGAACGGTATTGGTTCGACTGATGTTAAAATAATTAAACCAATTGATGCTATAATTGCAAAAATTTCAATAAATAACTTTAGGGAAGTTGTACAAAAGATAGCTGATTGTTTCGACAATGATTCTCGTATCAAAATAAATGATCATTCTGATTATAAAGATGCGATGATAATTTTTCAAAAATAAAGGGATAAAATAATGGAATTAACAATTAGAGAAATTAGAGAAGAATTGATGCAAGAATTTTCATATATATCGGGTTATGATTTGGTTCGATTATTTGATTATGTTCACAATACAAATTTCTCTCCAAGAATAAACAAGAAAAGTGTTAATGAGAATAGAGATCTTGAAGTCAGATTAAGAATGATCGTTGGAAAGATATTGGAAAATGCCGAACCATCAGTTCTGATAGACATTTATCAATTCTGGAAATTCAATAAGAAAAACACTTCAATTTTGTTTGAAGAATTAGATAGAGAAAGAATAGAACAGGTTGGGAAATTTGAAAAATCTGCAAATGCTTTGTTCAAGATGATAAAAGACAAGGGTTTTGATATTAGATACATCATTGACGATCAAAACAGAACTATTTCAATAGAATTGTTTGAAGATGATGGTGGATTTATGCAAGTTGTAGAGTTTATTTATGATGAATTCTTGGATAAGGAATTCAATCAAAATAAGGATTGAAAATTAATCGCAACACAGGGAAATATAATAGTTTTGACATATTCTCCCGAAACTCTTGTGAAATTAAGTGCTGATGAGTCAAAGCCAGATAATAAGATCAAGTATGATTCAGAAAGAGAAAAGACAAAAGAAGTAGGAGCATGAGATGGCAACAATAACAGAGACTAAATTAAATCAAATGATTCGCAAAGTGGTTAAGGAAGTCATGACTTCTGAAATTTCACGAATCGTTGATGACAAATTAGAAGAATTAAGCGATGACATTGCCAAGGCGGTTAATGAGGTTGTTGATTTGAAGATGGACAAAAAGATAAAAGAAATTGTATCAAAGCGATCCATTAAAGATAAAATTGTAGAGGGTGCGTCGAGGGAGGTTGGAATACCAATTGGAAACGATGATTATGCTGCATTGCTAGAGCCTGCTGGAAGTACAAATCATGATTATAGAGGTAGACTTTCTGGAATGCAAAAAACAGGAATGGCAGAAGCTTACATGAGTGAATTAAGAGGTGGAAATCATGTACCAAGCGGAGGATATGTTCAACCACAAGATTTTGGTAGTGGAAGTAGTATTGCAAAAACTGGTATAGCAGAAGCTTACATGAACGACTACAATAATCAAAATTATGTTCCACCATTAGATTATACAACTCCAAATAATCAATCTCATGCGGAAAATATACCATCAGTTGATGAATTGATGAGCATGGAATACGATCCGGAATTATTAGAAGGTAAATAACAACTTTTTTCTGTTTTTAAAAAACAGATATATAATTATATGATGTAAGCACATAAGGAGATTAAAATATGCCTAACAAGAAAAGACCGATTGAAGAATTGGTTGAAAAATCAAAAGATTTTCGCAACGCTACAGTCGTACAACTTAGAGAGAAACTTTATAAGCAATTAGATCCAGAGGTAGATAAATATCTTATGAAAACTTTAGAAGAAGAAGCAAATAAAAGTCGTAAGATCGAAGAGATGAGAGGCGACTTAGAGGATGATCTAGAAAACCCAATCCCAGAGAATGATGAATTTGAAGAGGAAGAAGGATTTGGCGATGATCTTCCAGTAGAAGGTGGCGAAGAGCTTCCTCCAGTAGAAGATGAAGCACCATCAGAAGAAATAGGAACTCCACCACCTTCAGCAGAAGAATTGGATTCTGGAGATGTTGAAATTCTTCAAATTAAAGTAAACGGAAGAGAATATGAAGCAGAAGTTGGGCAAGATGATAATGAAATCATATTCAAAGCCGTAGACGCTCCATTAGAAGGTGGCGAAGAAGATGCTGCCGTAATGGGAGACGGAGTTGGAGATGAAGAACAAGAATTAGAATTTGAAGAAGAAGATGAATTTAATATTGGTGGCGAAGGCGAAGACAACATCGATATTAACATAGAAGATGAAGATGAATTTGATGAAGAAGAGGAATTATTAAAGAGAGAAGTCCTTAATAGAATTGCAGCAAAGCGCAAGTCTGGACTCTCAAATGAGGAAATTCTAAAGGAATATCGTGAAAAAATTAGAGAGAAACTTGCAGAAAAACTTTCTACAAACATTCACGGAACCAAGGAAAAGCCAAAGAAGAAAGTTACAATCGAAGAACATCTTAAGAACAGAAATTTGGTTCCAGAAAAATTTAACAAAGAAGTTTTGACGGAATCGGAAGAAAAGCAAATTTACGATAGATTTGCCGATCTTTGCAACTTATAATTAACTAAAGGAGAAAAAAGGTAATGGATGCATTAGCTAAAATGACACAACAGTTGATTGAAAGTGCAGAGTATCGTGACGAAACTGCTCGTAGGCAACGCATTTTTGAAAAGTGATCCCGCACTTCTCTTCTAAGAAAGCTTGGCGCAAAGGAAGCTATGGATGTTTCCATTCTTTTAGAAAACCAAGCTCTTGCTTTAAGAGAATTGTCAGGAATCCTTAAGGAAACCACAACAACATCAGACATTGCAACATTTAACAAGATTGCTTTCCCGTTGGTAAGAAGAGTGTATGGTACACTAATTGCTAAGGAAATTGTATCTGTTCAGCCAATGTCTGCACCTCAGACGCTTGTATTCTACATTGACTACAAGTATGTAAACTCTGCTGGTACAACTACTGGTTATCCTTATGGACATGTTGAAAGTGATGCGTTCCAAAGTGCAGCGTTCACACGCGAGTATTCTGCATATAAGTCATCTGGCGATTTGGCCCTAACGGGTACATTGCAAACTGATACGAATAATGGTCAGCAATATCTAAACATTGGATCTGCTACAGGTCTAGGTGGTATTACTGCTGATCTAGAATGGGGTTCGACTCTAAGATTCTATAATTCTACAATTACAGCTTGAGGACAAGTTGTATGGAATTATGCTGGAGTCACTCAGCCATATCCATATGGTGCCCCAACTCAGTATATGGGATTCGTCCATACGGATAGATTCTATATCAAGAGAGCATTAAGTTCCGATACAGTTAACTCTGCATTTGTAGATGTTACAGGAGCCACTATGAATATAGGTCTAACAGCCGCTTCTGGTACTCTTGAATACTACATGAGAGCAACAAAGAATTCTTCAGAAAACACTTCAACAATTGCTGAAGTAAGTATCGAAATGAAGTCTAAGCCAGTTGAGGCCAAGACTCGTAAGATGAAAGTCGTATGGACTACTGAAATCGAGCAAGACGCTAAGGCTTATCACGGTCTTGACATAGAAAAGACCCTGACTGACTTCTTGACAGAGCATGTTACTTTGGAAATTGATCGTGAAATTCTTCATGACCTTTATACTGGATATGATCGCAGAATCGAGGAAACTTGAGATTACAATGTAAGCGCAAGCGCACAAGGTTTCTATGCGACATTTGAAGAGCATCACAGAGGTATTCTTCGTAAGATGAATGCAGTATCTCACAGAATCTTCGTATCAACGAAGCGCGGGCCTGCATCATGGGCAGTAATGTCACCAGAAGTTGCCGCAATTGTTGAAACTCTTCCCGGTATGGTGGTTGATAATGATGGAACTGGTAACATCGGTAATGTTGGTATAACCAAGCTAGGTACCTTGAGTCGTAAGTGGAATATTTTCGTAGATCCACTGCTTTCAGGAACCGAGCGTTATAACAAAATTTTAATGGGCTATAAGGGTAATCAGGTCTATGACGCTGGATACATCTATTGTCCATACATCATCGGTGTAATGTCTCCAGTTATTTTCGATCCAGCTACTATCTTCGTTCCAAGGAGAGGTATTCTAAGCCGCTATGGTAAGGCTTGAATCCGTAGAGATTTCTTCGGTGCGGTTATCATTGATAACCTACCAAGCTTCCTAGCAACAGGAGAAAACCTATTACTTACTAAGTAATAAATAGCTAATTAAAAGGCAGTCTTCGGACTGCCTTTTTTTTTATTTCTTTCTATATAAATAATAAAAGGAGACAATATAACATGGCACTAAGAACAGTATCAGTCATAGAAGGAACACCAGAAAGACCAGAATTTATCATTCCTATTGGTGGATCTTTAACATCTGATACAATTTATAGATTGCCTGCATCGGCGCATCCGGTACAAAATCCACCATTTACTTGATTAATTCCTGTTGCTCACGATACAACTCATCCAGAAACTTATTCTGCAATCACAGCACAAGGAGGATTGTTGGCTTCTGCATATGACATAGCTCATTCAGCAACTGGATCTATGTCTGCTGTTGTAGATGCTGGAGCAATAGCTTCATATTTTGGAATAATTCCTTCACATTTACATATATATTACAATGGAATTTCTGGTGGATTATTCATGGTTGCAACATGAGGATCTTGTACTGGAATTACTGTCGGAGATGTTGATGGATTGAGAAGTAGATCTCAACCTATGTGGTTCCAAAATCAACCACATGTGAATATAAGTGCGAGAGCTGTTTTTGATGCATTCAATCAACCAATAGGCACACTGGCTGGATCTACTGGAATGGTTTACTTTGGATGATAAATAAAATTTAAAACGATTATATTGGGAGGCAGAAATGCCTCCCTTTATTTTATACAAAGTTTATTTTTGTCTATATAATCATATATGAGGAATAGTATATGAAAAAAATAAAAGAAGAAATTATAGGCAGAATGCCAACCGATAACATGTACAATCAGTATGTTCCAATTAATCCTTACGAAACTCAAACAAACAATACTCCAGAAGGAATAAGACATCCAGTAAAGTCTAAGAACAATATTTCAGATGTCGATCAATTGTTTGAAATGATGATAGATGAATACGAAAATATGGAAAATTAACTATGGCATTTAGAAATATATTTTCAGACATAGTTCCATCGTCATTGACGGCAGAATTTGCTGAATTTCAACTATGAGCAAAAGCTAGATTGGGAGGGCATGAAAAATCTACCGTTGAATTGACCGATGAACAACTATGATTTGCTCTTTCTGAGTCAGATATGGAATTTTCTGCATCTATTGCAAAAGCTCAAGCAAAGAATATGATGAGTCATTTCTATGCCCAAAGTCAGAACAAGGATATTTTAGGATCTGTTCCTAATTTTAGCTTCTCATATTTAAATCAAATTGCGTTGTCATATGGTGATCAAGCAGGAATTGGTGGAAGAGAGAGAGATTGAATGGGTAAGATAGCAATTACTGCTCAAACTCAAAGATATTATCTTCCAAACACGATGACAGATATAGATGACAATGCGATTGATTGGACGAGAGGTATTAGAATTCAAGAAGTTTATCAAAACGATTATGTTACTCAAATGAGATATATGGATACATGATCTTATTATAACATTATGGCTGGAGAGTTTGGTGTTCAATCTGCATTGTACAATACCATGTTTGCCATGCTTCCAGTAAATGCGAATGTGATGATGATGCAGCATACTAAGTTTAATAATAAATTAAGATTAAGTATGTATTCATGAGAGCATTCTGGTAATGTTTTAACTATATGACCAGCACCAGCGGCAGCAGGAACATTGTATATTAGATATAAATATCAACCACATCCAGACATACAAGATTCGACAACAGCAGGAGATGGTAGTTCTTCAACAGCAGACAATGATATCATTGGAAACTTCACTCAAATTAAAACAAATCCAATAGCATGAGACAATCTTAATAGCATAGCAAAGAGATGAATTAGATTATATGCTTTGGCTCTTTGTAAGGAAATACTTGCATTCAATAGAGGAAAATATAAGTCAATACCGTTTGCTTCTGAAAATAATACGGTTGAATTAAATTATGAAATGTTTGATTCGCAAGCAAGAGAAGAAAAATCTGCATTAAGGGAAGAGCTTGAAAATGATTTGGATATACTTCTAAATCATACAAAAATATTAGAAAGAGATGCCAACTCGGCAGAATTTGTAAACAAAGCATTGGCTTATGAGCCATTGTGTATGTACATAAGATAACACTAAAATCTAAGGAGATATTAGAATGGCAAAGAAATTAACAGAAACAGAACTTCGTGCGATGATCTCTCAGATTCTTGATGAGAAGTTGAGTGGAAAGACAAAGAAGGACTGTTGCCCTTCTGACAAGGAAGGAAAGAAAATGAAGGAAAATCCAAAGGATCATGCTAAGAAGCAAGGTAAGTCAAAGTATAAGGATCTGTCAGATGAAGAATTGATGGAAGCTTTGATTGCAAGTCAACTAAAGGAAACAACAACAACAGCAGATGGTGCGGTCTCTCCCGGTTCTGTTGAAGATGTTGAAGAAGACACAACGCCGGTTGAAGATGTTCAAGAGGAAGAAGTCAATCTAGAAGAAGCTAGAAATTATGTAGAATGCGTTTTGGAAGAAGCTTTTGAAGCAGACGATTCTCTAGAATTTCCAAATTTCAAAAAGACAATTTGAATAGTTGAAAATGTTTTTGGTGTCAAGATTCCAGAAAAATATAATAAGATTCTAGAAGGTGTATACAAGGAAAAGGTTGGCAAGATTATTTCTGAAAATAATCATAAAGATGATTATGAAAGATTAATCTAATGAAACAATCCAACATCGAAGCAGAAGTGAGAAGATTAATAAAGGAATTCATGGGAAGCGATAGTGTTCCACCACCAAAAAAGGCGGCAACTGCTGGAGGTGGTAATGAACCTAGAGCCGACACGGATACCAATACATTCACTCCAGAAGAAGGAGATGTGTATAAAGATATGTTAAATGCAGACATGACAGAAGATATGTCTGCTATCGCTGCTGCTGAGATTGGTGGAATGTCAAAACTTGATGCCAGACTTACCTTGCAAGATTTGGGAAAAGATATCGAAGACAATGATGAGTTCGATGAATTAAATCAAAAGTTGGATATATTATTGAGGAATAAATAATGTTCGTATCACAAAAAGATATAGCATTTTTCAAATCAATTCAAGAAGAATTGATGGGAAACTATCGTCTTCAAGATATAGAATATTTATCTGTTAAGAATTTATCAAAATCTATTGATGAATATGATAATATTTACAATGAAATTCCAAAGGAAGATATTCAATTTAATGAACCAATTATCATTAAAGCATTCGTCATTCATCACAAAAGAGAAAGTGCGATTGCTGAATATGGTTTGAGATATAAGAGAACAATTACGGTAATGGTTCACAAAGATTACGAAGTTGAAAATGGACTAGATATTGGACTTGGACAATTCTTTAGGTGGGATGATCATCTTTATCAAATCTTGCATCAGGAAGGTGATGAAATTCAAGTTTGGGGAAATCCCGAATGGCAAGTGTATAATAGATATTTTGCGGCACTAAAATAATGAACTGAATAAAAGAATTAGACAAATTTGTATTAAATTATTTCAAGGATGAGCATCCTTTTGAAATAAATGGAAAACCTTTAAAAACAAAATTTTTTATAGGATCTCCCGATACAAGAAGTATATCAGAAATTTTATCCGATGTACAGGATATAACCTATCCTGTGCTTATTATTGCTAGAGGGCCAGACACTAAGGGATTTGAATTGTTAAAAGAAAGAAATGTACCTCATACAGATGGAACTATGATTACTTTAAAGCGTTTTGTAAAAGATAAATATATAAATACTAGAGAGAATAATGTAAATCTTGAAATATATCGTTACAAATCACCCGTTTTCTTTAATTGCGAATATAGATTGCTGTTTTTTTGTGAATATGCAGAACATGCATCAGAATTTGAAACTCAATTTTTAGAAAGAGTTAGTCAAAACTATATTCCTATACAATCGGAAAGATTTGCATCTCAAATTTTTAATGTTATTTGAATGTTCAATGAAAATTTTTCTCAAACAGATAATTTTGCCGAAGCTGCCGATACAAAAAGAGAAATAAAGCTAAGTGCGAATTTGAGCGGAGAAGGATATTTTTTGGCATTAAGTTCACAAAAAGTTATTAGAGGAATAAGCACTCTATCAATTGGACAAGAATTAAAATAATGATAAGGAGATAATAAATATATGGCAAGGAACCTAATTTCACCGGGAGTATCCCTTAGAGAGATTGATCTTTCTCAAGTTCCTCAAGCTACAGCATTAGTAGGGCCAGCAATTGTTGGAACTGCTCAAAATGGGCCAATGTTCGAACCTATAATAATTAATAGTTACGACAATGAATATGTTCCTTTGTTTGGTGGATTGAACAAGAACCATTATATGCCATATGCAGCAAAGAATTATTTGACCTATGGATCAAATCTTATGGTAATAAGAGTTGGTGGATATAATGCAGATATTACAACAAAAGATGAAGCTTGAATCATTCCAGCTTCGGCTTCATGAGTTGATATCAAGGCAGCATCGATAGCTACATCTGCCGTTACCGCTCAGGTGGCCGCAACAGCAATTCCATTTGCTGTTTTGAGAAAAAGAAGAGGGGCATCAGTATCTAATGTTTCTGCATCTGCTGTTGTTTCTAATAATACTGTAGAGTGAACCATTACAGTTGATGGTTCAGCTTATGCTATAACTCCATCAACAATTGAAAGATATTTCACAACAGACCCGCACATTACTCCATCATCGCCAGCTTGTTCTGGATTATATTTGGATATTCTATATGATGCACAGTCTGTTGCATATGGAGATGCAACATTGGCTCTTGCAGATATATCATATACCGCCTTTGCAGAAACAACAATTAATTCATTATCAAGCACAACAGAAAATAATGGTACATATTCAGTAGCCACAACTCCTTGAATTATAAGCGAAACCAACATTAATCAACAAGTAAGCAATCTATTTAGATTCCATACACTTCAAGCTGGATATTTTGCAAATACGCAATGTAAGGTTAGTATTGATAATATTACAAGCAAAACTGATGCTCTTGGAAATACATATTGACAATTTGATGTTTTGGTAAGAGCTGTTAACGATGAAGACAAGAGCAAGATGATTGTTTTAGAAAGATTTTCAAATTGTAATCTTATTAAAGGAACTGTTGGATATATTGCTAGAAAGATTGGAGATTCTTATAGAGAATTCAATTCAACTACAAATACAATCAATAATAGTGGAAATTGACCAAATAACTCTAAATATATTAGAGTTGAGATAGCAGATGGAATGAGTCAATATAGTAGACCAAGCGGATTCCAACCTTTGGAAAGTATTAATAAAGTCGGAGATACATTAACTGTATTCCCACACAGAAACCTAAAAGTAAATCAGGCTTCTGGAAAGTCAAAATATAATAAGAATATATTTTTTGGTTATGAAAAAGGAATTGGATATGACTGTGTAACTCAACCTTACATCAATGATTCTGCTACAGTAAAAGGTATGCTTCTTTATGATACTTCTATTACAAATGAAAAAATAGGAGTAACTGGCGCTGTCAATACTCCATTGTCAGCATCATATCATATTATTCCAATTTTTGCTTCAGAAACTGCAATGAATGCTGTGTTTAATGCATCAGGTCTTTATATTGGAGGATTGAACTTTAAGTTTACAGTTCCATTCTTCGGTGGTCATGATGGTTATGCAAGATCAGAGACAAATGATACATTGTTGACATCATTAAGTGCAGAATTTGGATCTGCGCTTGAATTGCTTTCAAATGCAGATCTTTATGAATTTAATACATTACTTGTGCCGGGAACTGTTGCTAACGATACCGCTCAAGCATATGTAATCGAAAAAGCAATTGATTGTTGTGAAGAAAGAGGAGATGCTTTTTACATTGCAGACTTATTTGCAGTAACGGCAGATAATCCGGCAAGTCCAGATTCTTCAAGCATGGATTCGTATGATACAAATTATGCTGGAACATACTGACCATGACATAAGACTTGAGACTCTCAGAATGGTGAATATGTATGATTACCACCTTCAGTATTGGCTATTGAAAGATATGCTTACAATGACAAGATCGGTTATCCATGATGAGCCGTTGCTGGTGAAGCTAGAGGAGTTGGAAGAAATGTTACTCAACTGAAGTATCATCTAACTCAAGAACAAAGAGATACTTTATATGATGCAAGAATCAATCCAATTGCAACATTCAAAGATTACGAAGCTATTCTTTGGGGACAAAAGACATTGCAAAAAGAAGAAACTGCATTGGATAGAATCAATGTTAGAAGATTGTTGATTTATGCGAAGAGATTGATTGCAAAGCTTGGAAGGAAGTATCTATTCGAAGGAAGTTCTCCAGAAGTTTGAGCAAGAATTTCAAGACAAATCAATGATATTTTAGCTGATATAAAAACAAAGAATGGTATTCAGGAGTTTGGAGTTGTGATTGATGAAACAACAAACACTCCAGATGTAATTGACAGAAATGAAATGTATGGAAAGATTTACATTAAGCCAACAAAGGCAATTGAAAAGATTTATTTCGACTTTATAATTACATCTCAAGGTGCAACATTCAGCGGAATTTAATAAATAGTAGGAGAAAATAAATAATGCCAAATTTAGTATGAGACGATTTCATGTCAGGAACAGATGGCATCTATCAACCTAAGAGAAAGAATAACTGGTATGTTGAGTTTGCCGGAATTGATGGCATTAAAACTGCTATGTTAAAATCATCTGGATTGCCTTCTGGTTCATTCAATGTAATAGAAGTAGATTATGTAAACCTTAAATACTACTTTCCCGGCAAGTGGTCTTGAGATGAGATTGAAATGTCATTGAGAGACTTTGTTGGAGACAGTACAGCTCAGGTAATATATGATTGGTGAAAGTCAAACATGTTGAATCCAGAGACAGGAAAACAAGGTTATGGAAATCTATTAAAGAGATCCGTTGATATCTACTTGATGAGTCCGGCAAACGAAATTCTAGAAAAATGAACTTTAAGAGGTGCATTTCCATTTAAAGTTGATTGGGGTGATGATTTGGACTACAAGGAAGATGGAGAGCGTACATTGAATGTTACTTGGAGATATGATAGAGCAGAACTTGCTCCTGTGAAAGTTACAAAGGGGGATCAAGTAACTCTTCAACCATAAGCAATATTTAACAAATATATAATTAAAGCGGGCTTAATCGTCCGCTTTTTTTATGAAATTACCACATCGAGCATTATATATTATAAACATATTGGAGGATAATATGGCAGAAGAAAGAAAAATTGCAAAGGCATTTGCAGAAGAAAGAGAAAATAAGTTGCAGGACTTCATGACCTTCATGGAATCTGAAGTTCCACTACCATCAGGAGGGAAAACATATCCTTCTCAGGTTGATGCAATAACAATTAGGCCAATGAGAGGTATTGAGGAAGATATTTTGACCAATCAGAGATTGGTTAGAAGCGGAAAGGCTTTCGATATGATCTTGGCAAATTGCGTAACGAATTGAAATGGATTGACTCAAGAAGAATTGCTTTTTGGAGACATGAATGCTTTGTTTGTTGCTTTGAGATCAATTTCGTATGGAAGCGACTACAATGTACAGATAACATGTCCAGAGTGTGGTCATAAAGATAATGTCGAAATTTCATTAACAGAGTTCACAAATAAAGAATTAAGTGAAGATCCAGTAATACTTGGACAAAATAATTTTGAATGAGAATCAGCGGACGGGTTCAAGATTAACTTCAGGTTAATGACAGCAAAGGATAGCAAATCCATTCAAGAAATTGAAAGAAAAAGAAAGGCTCAAAAGCTTGACAATCCAGAAGCAACTGTTACGGACATTCTAACTCAAATCATTACATCGATCAGAAATCCAAAAGGCACAGTAGTTACCGACAAGCTTGAAATTCAACAGATTATTAAGAAATATTTACCCGTTACAATCATACAGGAATTCACAAACTACATGAATGATATAAGACCAGATTTTGATATGAATTATAATCATGAATGTTCAAATTGTGGTTCTGTAAATAATATATCCGTTCCAATTACTGCCGAATTTTTTTGGCCTAGGGGCAGACAAAGAAACGAAAGAGCAACTGCTTAGATCATATTATTATTTGATCAAGCATCTATCTTTATCTTTTATTGATGTTATTAATCTGCCCGTACCCGTTAGAAGATACTATTTAGAACTTCTATTCGATGACATCATAAAAGAGAATAAAGAAAAACAAAACATGGTAAAGTAAAAATATGGCAAAGCTGACACCAAAAGATGAGCAAAGAGCATGAGAAAATGTAGCTACGTCAGTTGGAAGATCCGTCTCCAGCATGAAGAATGATTTTGCAAGTCTGTTCAGACAACTTGGAAGATTTTCCATGCAAGAGATTGCAGAACCAATCGAAGGTGTCAGAGGGGTCGTTCAACAACTTGCCGATGTTGATTTGTCGAACTTGACAAAGTTTTCCAATATTCTTAGAGAGATAGGCTCAATCACAAAGAGTTTGGCAACCGAACAGGTTTCTTGAGAACAAACCTTGATTGGAATTTACAAGAATATAGCAGAGGTTGCCAAGGGTAGCGAACGCATCTACAGCATGATGGCAGATACGCATCAAATCACGCATGACACTGTTTTGGAATGAAACAAGTGGGGAGGATACGCAGAGGGTGTGAGGCTCGCTGTGGAGTTTGCAGCCAATTCCACAGACCAAATGGGACAGCTTTCTCATAATCTTCTTTTAACTTGGCACAAGCAAAACAAGGCTATGGGAATTACCAATGAAGATTCTGCAAAAATGGTAGGTTTGATGGCTAGGGCTGGAATCGGTATCAAGGAATCCGTTGCATATCAAGCAAGATTGAACAAGATCATAAAAGATACTTATGGAGATCAAGTTCTTAGCAGCAAGATTTTGACAAAGATAACATCAAGCAACTTTGCCACATTGCTGTACACACAAAAGAATCTTGATTATCTTTCAAAAATAGCCATTCAGGCTCACGAATGAAATGTTGAAATAGATGATATCTATCAAACATCTCTTAAGTTAGCCAAGGCAGAAGATGCAATTGAAACTGCAAGAAAGTTCCAGTTGGCATTTGGAATTCAATTGAATGCAAGGCAGTTGCAATACAACGCACAAACAAACAAGCATGTTGAAAATGTTCAAACAATTGTTTCAGCCTTGAAGCAACAAGGAATTCAATTCGATCATCTGGTATATGCACAACAAAGAATTGTAGCGGATGCCATTGCGGGAGGTGACATTGCAAAGGCAAAGATCATGCTTCTTGGACAAGAAAGAGATATTGCACAAGAAGCTGTTGATCCACAAATGCAAATGGTTGATGCTTTAGGATCTCAAACAAAGTTGTTGAATGCAATGTACGATAGATTGGCAAATTGAAGCACTCTGTTTATTTTGATCAGAACAAATTTGTGAAAAGCTTGAGCTAAGGACTTAGATTTTATCTTTGGAAAGAACAGAGAAATTCAATCAGCAGAAGAATTAACATTGACATTGGAAAAAGAAAGGGTGAGATTGCTATCGCAATTGTTCATGCCATTCTTAGAAAGATTTGCCTCAGTATCTAGAGGGTTGAACATGCCATTGTTAGGACAGGGATCTTTAATAGAAAAGTTTTCAAATTTATTTAAGACAATTGGTGATAGAGTTGCGGATGTTGGATTCGCATTGTATGAATGATTCATTAGAAGCGGTGTGTTGGAAAAGATAACTTCAAAAATTGCAGGATTGGATTTGACTCCAATCATCAATGGATTGATAAAATTTGGAAATGCATTGGTGAACATGATTCTAAATCTAGATCCAAATAAATTTATTGAAGCTGTTGGAAAATGAATTGGAAAATTTGAAACAATATTTAAGATACTTGGAGGAATCATCAATCTTGTTATGGAATTGGGGCCAGTTGGAACAATTGTTCTTGGAGGCATTATTAGATTGACTGGTGGATTGATTACAAATCTTAATTTAATGAAAGCTGCATGAATCGCTATATCAACAGGATTTAAGG